CTGCATAAAAACACCTTCGATAAAATAATTCTTTCCTTTTTTGGTATCTTCACATATAAATTCTACATTATCTAATTGTTCGCATATAAGTTTCATTAATTTTCTCCTATTATGTGAAATTACCTTTTAAGTAGTCAACTCTATATCCTAACGATGCGTTCTCTTCGTATGCTGGGATATCAAAGCCTGGCGCCTGTTTCTTTAATTCCATTATGACTGTATAAGAGTCTCCGGCTCCGTGTCCTGTTGTAGAAAATTGTATGTCTCCCAAAACTTCAGAGGTATCACCAGTTGCGTTTATTGGTATTCCTGGCCATTCCATATTTGACATAGACCAACTACCATTACCACTTAATTCTGCAATATATTTTTCTGCGGTTGATCCATCCCATTCAATAGCAACTTGTAAACCATTTGTAATCCACATTATTTTAGTAACTAATACATTCCACTCTAAGCCTGTAAAGTTACCACTATTTGCTACTGTTCTAGTATTGGCTCCAGATACTCCACCTACAATTGCATCACCATTAGACATACCTGTATCAATTGAAGTTGCTTTTTTGTTTGTATTATCCCATCCAACAACTTCTACTGTAGATGCGCCGGCTGTAAAACCAGTAACAAGAAATGTTTCTGCTGATCCTACTGTTATTACTTCCCCAATCTTAAAGTTTGGGCTTGCTGCACCTGATAAGGTCATCGTGTGTTTTGCCCAAGCTAATGTAGATAGATCTACTTTCTTAACATCTGATTCTGATGCATCTGAAAAAAACTTAGCAATATATTTTTTTTCGTCATCACGTAGTACTTGCGTCTCTGCTGCCATCTTCTACCTCGTTACTTTCCGGCTCTTTCGAGTCTGTCTGCGTTTTGTTTAAAAAAGTTTTAGCGAATTCTTGTTTTTTTCCTTCTAATGATACCATCACTTTTTGTTGTAATACATCACCTATTGCTGTCTTTACACCTTGTGCATCACCTTTAGCCGATAATGCTACGATATCACCAATTGTAGTTTCATTAGACATAAAATTCCTCTATTGTTCTATTATATTTATACTATTTATAAATTTTACCCAGATATAATCTTTAAATCTGGTTTATTTGCTGCAGGATCAAATTCCCATTGTTGGTCTTCAGCTTCACCACCTCCTGCTTCAGCCTTTTCTGCTGCAATTTGTTCTTTCATATCATCAATTTCTTCTTGAGTTAATTTAAGAATGTGTTTATTGACATATTCTTGTGAGAAGAATTTACCAACAACTTCATCTCTATATCCCATATCATTTACCAACATACCTAAACGTTCTCTCATCATGGTTGCTTGTTGTAATTCTGCAAAGTGAGAATCAGTTTGCCATTGATATATTACTTGGTCTTTTATGACCAACCAATCTTGTGAAGAAACAACTCCCTTGAGAAGTAACTGTTTTTCAAGGAGATCATTAAATAAATGATTAAATCTCGCTCTTAATCTTTCAATGAAACGAGTAAATTTTACTTCATCTCTTGAAATCTCTTCTGCTCTACCAAGTATAAAACCAGAATCTTGTTCTAGTCTAGAAGGGGGAACATTAAGTGCTTTGTATAATTTTGTTTTAAAGTATTCAACATCAGCTAACTCACCAAGATTCTCCCCTCCTGGCAAAGTTGAAATTTCTGTACCTCTACCACCTTCTCTACGTGGAAGCCAATAATCTTCCAACATACTCATGTGCTTACGTTCATCCTTGATTTCGCCAGAATTAGAATCGTATACAAGTTTGTTCTTGTATTTGTTCATAATGTCACGTAGATACTGTTCTGCTTTGATCTTAGGTAAGTTACCAACATCAATGTAGAATATTCTACGTTCTGGAGCACGAGAGATACGATAGATGACAACCGCATCTTCGATCATTCGTAACTGATTGAGTGGTTTGATTGCTTTGTGTAGATGACTTAAAACTAGTTTTCTATCTGGATCTAATACACCTGAATGTACATAAGAAATGGAGTCACCTGAAATTTGAACTGTTGTACCCCCAGAAGTTTGTGTAATACCTCTTTCATTAAACATATAATATTCTTGAAATCCGGAAGTATCAATCTCAGCGCCTTCACGGCCTTGAGTAATTTTCGGTTGTCTAATCTTTTTTATTTTTAGGGGATCTATTGGGCGTAGTTCTAATATACCACGTTTGGGATTCTTAGTATCAATGATAATGTGGAAATACAATCTACCATCGACATACCACTTTCGAAACATTTCATAACCAATTTTACGAAAATCAAGCAAACGAACTAGTTCAGCAAATTCGTACTTTATTTTTTCTCTAATATCATCTGATAAGTTAGATTTTTCTAGGCTGATACTGACAGGAGATTCTTCCCTATTTGTAACAATTGCCTCATTAACAACATCATCTATTGCTTGATCACATTCGGGATATGTTGCCATTTCCCTATATTTTCTAATCAATTCTAATTCATTTTTGGCGTAACCCTCTAGATCTACATACGTTCCATACGCATTACCTGTAGGGCCAACTTCAAGTGCACCATCTTCTGGTTCTGGAAGTGCAAAAGATTTTTTATTCTTTTGATCTTTGTCAACTCTTCCTATAGAAAATCCAAATAATTCAACTGCCATACATTCTTCCTAATAGGTGAAATGGGAGCGGATTACCACTCCCATGTAAAACTTTTCTTTCATACTTAAATATATATCAACTAAATCCAACGTTACTTTGTCTAGATTTCCAATAACTAAATTCCCATGTTACACTAAATGTTTGGATATCATTAGTGTCCCATGATAAGGTAATTTCTCCTGAACTTGAAGGCCAAACATCAATAAATTCATAAGATTTAGTCGTTGCTGTTCCCACTTTCGAGAGTTGAGAAACTTTCATTGTTCCAGTATAACTGTTAATGGCTTCAAAACCAGCTTGTCTCTTGTTTGTTTTGTGTGAATTTAATCTTTCCATCCAACTTTCAATATGGTTTCGTATTTCCATTTTTTCATCATTATAAATTTCTGTAGTCAATGTAGCTGCGGCTCTATTACCTGGAATTTGTAAAGGTCTTCCCATATATGTAACTGTAGCGGCCTCAATAGTTGAAGCGGGGAATGTTACTCCCTTACACATGAACTTAAAATCTCCAATAGCGGTCATAGCTTCTGTTCCCTTACTGCCTGTAAGTTCACATTCGAATAAACTTCCTAATGCTCCGCCCTGTTTTAATTTTGAAGTAAAAGAATCAACATTAAAATTTGACATATTATTTCCTCCGAAAGCTAGATTAAGATGATGGGGAAGTCTTTTTTACAAGTACACCCTTCGGCAGCTTCCGTCTTCCCCCATCTGTATAGTATTATTTATATGACTTTATTATCAATTATCTTGCACCGATAATTTCTTCAAATTCTACTCCACTTCGTACTGCAACAAATTGTAATTGTATGAAGTTAATGGAACGTGATGGTTTCACGTAAATATCTCCACGAAATTCGTTTCGATCTACCACATCTCCAGTATTATTACTGTCATCACAGATAACTGCAAAGTCTTGAATTCCACCTCTACCTTGAACATCTCTCAAGAATGGCTCAACTGTTGCCACGAATCTACTTCGTGAGAATGCATCGTTGAATTCAAACAAGAAAGATTTGGCCATACTAGCAATTGATTTTTCTAAAAGAATAAACAATCGTCTTACGTTGATACGATCAAACGCAGAAGGTTTTGCTAATAGAGTTTTATCTCCAAAAAGAAGTATTCCACTTCCTGGCATTGCTGTAACAGGATTAACTCCATTCTTATAAAGTTCATCCCTTTGTGTTTTATTTGGATTATAAGGAAGTTTAATGCAATTTCTGATATTACCACGATCTAATCCAGCCGGTGACCAGAAAGGATCTCTTGATTCATCAGTAAATGCACAACATCCTGCGATATCACCATTTAATGGAATATATCGATAGACATCATTGTACTTATCGTACATATACTTCCACCCAGAATCCAAAACAGCATAAGAAGAACTGGGCATAGAATTTCTATGACCCACTACATCTGTAGTTTCACTTCCTGCGTTATTTACAACATGTGCTTGAAGTGGTGAAATAAAAGCTACACAATCTTTACGATATTCTGCAATGTTATTAATTGCGTGTATCTGAGTAGCAGCGTCTGCATCAGCAGTCATTAGAAGTGTTACATCAATTTCTTCAGTATTTTTGAATTTATCTAAACCTGTTTGAATATTACCGGCTGTCGAGGCTGAACCTGCGGCACCACCTGTCATACTTCCAGATACGATAATTCCTTTACCATTGAATGTTCCACTTGCTGCTCCACCCCATGCGGTTGTTGAAAGAGCGGCATCTACATCACCATCTGCATGATGATCCATCCATCGAATATACTTTGATCCTCTATTAACAAGGTCTTTGTAGTAAATACTTTGACCATCTTCACCTTTAGCTCCACCGGCAACTGATCCAGAATAAGTTTCTAGTACAGTATTATTTGCTCCCGCAAATTCTCCATCTTCGTCTACAACGACAACATGAATTTCATCTTGAGCTCCACTATTTCTTGCACAATGTGCTGAAGTAACTGGTTCACCATCAAATGAATCTGCATATTCCCATCTTCGTGACCAAGTGTTAGCCGAAGCGGCTGAAACAAAAGGTTCTGAAACTGTTAATACTGTATTACTTGTAATTGAAGAAACTTTTCGTTCTTCTTCAGTACCTACAAGTTTAATTAAATCACCTACAGTTACTTGAAGATCAAAAAATGTACTTGTTCCTGTAACAGTAACACCATTTGCACTTGCTGCACAAGTTCCAACCATTTGACCAACAGGTTCTTGGAATCCTGATCTCTTATGTCGAACCATTGATCCTGAACCAAGATCCGATCCGTGAGCACTACGTGCAACTACTGTTGTTGCATTTGTAATTGTTGCTATTACTAATACTTTAGTACCTAGTGTAATAGTATCTCCCACACTTAACTCTGTAGTAAATGCTGTACCTGAACCGGCAAGTGCACCACTTGATTCTGTCCATGCGGCTGTTCCTGTTAGAGCGGTATCTGTATTACTATTAAGTGTTCCATCACTATTTGTGTTTGCTTTAGTTGCGGCACACATGGAAACTCTTAAACTATTTCCAAGATCACCAACATATTTTGCTACAAACGGACCAAAGTCATCAGACTGTGTTCCACCCATATCTGGATCATAAGTATTTTCATAAGCTTCGTCATTTGCAATGTAAACAGTATTTGCTGCATCCATTGTAGCATTTTTTGCATCTGAGGTATTAGGTGTACGGACTACTTTAAGATTTCCCGAATATGCGAGATAACTTGCTGCAGTAAAAAATGTTTTATACGTAGCAGCGTCTGGTTTACCAAACGTACCCGACAATTCTGATTCATTTGATACTGTTGTTGCCCAATATGAAGGTCCCCACCTAAAAGGACCGGCGATTGCTCCCTCTGTCATAGAAATTTCAGGAACGACAGTCGTTAAATCTATTTCTTTGGTTACAACGCCCGGACTAATTGTAAAAGGCATCTTATCTCTCCTATATTAAATTGAAAGATTGGTTTCTTAAGGGTATTTTTACCATTGTACTGTTATTTATTATTTTGTAGTTCTCTAAAACCATAAATATTAAGAGTTCTCATAAATAATTCAAGGATTTAGATGGATAAGCTCACATTATTTAATACCAAAAAAATAAAAGACCGATTTCTTAAAAAGGTTGATCTATCAGAAACACATACTAAGTGTCA